TTGGTAAAGGGTGTCTCTATCTTCTTGAGTTAATTTCTTTCTCGCTTTAATAGCATTTACAATACCTCTTGTGTAACCTGCCGCCGCGAACCAAGGGAAAGCGATGTTATCTGTTAACGCCAAGTTTCTTGTAACCTCAGCAGTTGGTGGTAAATAGATTTGAGTGTTATTAACACTATCTCTAGTTAATACCCAAGGGTAATAAGTAGCCGTATAGTTAGAGTCAATACCTGTATTTTCTAAGTAATCAACCGCATCTTGTGGGTAATATAAATCTGAAGGGTCACCTGTTGAAGGTACAAACATATTGTAATCATCTAAAGTACAAACATATAATGAGTCTGCTCTACTGTATTCAATCATTTCAATTGCTGATTCAACTAAATCACCTGAAACTTGGATTGAGATACCCGGTGTAACAAATACGTTAATGTTTACTGCCTCAGGGTTAGCAAATGTTCTTTGACCTAATAAGTATGCGTAATAGTCAGTGTTTGCCCAATCTTGAGTATTATCTCCAACCGCGATTTGGTTGAATGCACCCCATCCGGTTGCGTTACTATATCTTGGGTTACAATTAGGACTTGCACCTTGTAAATAACCATTTCTTCCTAACTTAAATCTATCGGTGTTTGTACGACTTTCTCTATAGATATCCCAACCATCAAAACCACCTTGAAGTAATAAAGTAAATTTACGAGCAAATGTTCTGTAGTATTGGTTAGTTTCACTTTCAGGGTCTGTTATGAACGGAGAAATACCTGTATAGAATGCTGGTGTACCACTTGTAGTAAATGTACTAGGAATTGTAATACCACTAGCGTTAACATCCATATGGAAACCTCTACTTCTATAAGCCCAATCGCTACCTGAAGTATCACAAGCATCTAATGGTAGTTGTTTTCCTTTGTATTCATACAAACTAAAGTCAATTCCTAATGTATCTGAAATACCTAAATAAGTTCTACGAATATTGTCTCCCGGTGATGTTAATGAATCGTCTGTCCCTACAGAATTACCAAATGGTTGATTATAAATAACTTCACCAGGGTAATTATAGTAAGATTTAATTAATGGGAATGGAGATTTAACACCTGAGTACTCTCTGTTGTTATACCCTAAGAAACCACAAGGTAACGCATCTACCGGTGCATCCTCATTAATTTCAATCATAACATATTTAGAATTTAATTCATATTCACCGTCAACAGTACCAATTTTCTTAGCAATAAACGCATTATCGTTAGGATTCATATTACAACTTGTAAATTTCTCAAGAACAACAGGGTTAGCATCGGTATCAAAGAAATCTCTAACTAAGACATCAAATGTTCCGTTATTAAATGACATATTTGCCATAGATACTTTAACTAATTGATTTGCAGAATCACCATCAGCGATTGTTACAAATTTGAATAAGTTAAATACTTTATTACCTCTTAATTCAGATACAACCCAAGGAGAAGTTGGCGCTTGATATTGTTCTAAGTACCAAGCAATTGATGTACTATCGTTAAAATCTCTTGCTTGTGGTAAATTAATAGTTGAACAACTTAAACCTCTAATATATCCTTTTCTGTAAGCGTATTGTAATAATGCAGGATAATTTTCTTCAATGAATATAGGAACAACAGTTCTTGGTTTTGCAAAGTTACTAGTTCCAAATACTTTTGAGATGTATTGAGCATCTGAGTTTAAGAATGATGTTTCAAAGAAATAGTTATTACCATCCTTATCAACAATATCAATTCCAAATTGAGCAAATGGGTTTTTAGTAACCGCCGAGTAAGAACCTGAACAATCCATAGTTAAACCTGTTAAGTTAACTTCGTATAAAGGTCCTGATTGTGTTGCTGAATAATTAGAGATACCTCTTGAACGGAATGTTGCAATTACCAAATCATCATAGTCAGTATAAGCCATACCGTCATAAACGTATAATTTACCTGTTAAGTTACCTGAATAACAAGTTTCGATTCCACCAACATTACCACTACCTGTATCACCACTTACAATTGGGTCACATTGATTTTGAATTGTTACACAAACAACCCATTCAGTTGTTACTGTAGTATCTTCTGATTGTAATATATAAGTTAAACAAGTACCTGAAAAATCATTTTCTGTTTCACCACTATCTTGTAACTCTTCAGTTTCTTGAACAATTACAACATTAGTACAAGCACTGAAATCAGCAATAACTGTTGTTAAATCAGCATTTTCAAATTGTAAAAATGGTAATACAACATCAATTGTATTTGTATTATAGTTAATACTACCTGATATACCACTTACACTAAAGTTGTAGAATGTTGCACAATTTGAAGTTGTTGTTTCTTGTACTAAATCAGTTACAGTAGTATAGAATGAACTACCTGAATATTCTCCACCACCGATATTATCAAATAATGAATAATACCAAGGGTCGTTTTGTGCTGCACAATAATTAGCAATATCAGAACATACATTATCAACACCGTAAACGTTTGTTACACCTGTATATCCGTCAGCAACTAATTGATTATATTGGTCACCTGAAATACTACCATAGTAGTAAATAGAACTACCTGAAGTACTTGGTGTTTCAATAACACTTGTCATTTGACTTGTTAAATATGAATTAATTGTTGAAGTACTTCCATCAAATAATTCAAATTGTTCATTTAAGATACCTGAAATTTCATCAGGAATTGCGTTTGTATCAGTAATAACTACTGTTGTTGTTGTGATATCACCTTCGGTAAATGTACAACCTGAAAACGGTATTGAGAAAGGAATTATTTCAAATTCAACACAAGTGTTTACACAATCTTGTGTTGTTGCACTAACACATTTGAAATCAACTGTAGTACAATCTACGTTTGCTTTAGTTGTGATTGACCAAGATGGTCCTGCATCATATCCTGATAAACCTAATACTCTTGTTACAAATAATTGATTAGATTGTTGTAAATATGATTTTGCAATATATGCCGCCTCATATTTAGGAATTTGTGTATTTATAAATTTTTCGGGAGTTGTTCCTCCAAAAAAAGTTGTGAATTCATCAAAGTTACGTATGAAAATAGGTTCAAATGCGGGACCTTTTAAGGTCTCACCAACGATACCTAATGTGGTTACACCCACACTCTGTGCTACGAAACTTAAATCAACTTCTGAAGTATACACCCCTGGAGATACGAATACTTTACTGTTTGTTGCCATTAGTCTTTATTTATAATAATTTATTTTATTGATAAATATTACCAAAAAAACCAAAATACTTTACTTTCAGGCAACTATTTATATTTTGGGTAGATTATTTTCTGCCTTTTTTCTACTTATGGATAAAGACATCAAAAAGATTAAAAATTTGAAGATATCGGTGGAGACACACGAAATTCTTAAAACCTATTGTGAAAAGAGGGGTATTAAAATGTACCGGTTCTTAGAAAGACTTATAATTGAGAAATGTAAACCAAAGAAAGATATCTACGGGGAAGATTAAAGTAACTCGTTATTAAACATAATGGTACTCTCTTGAGTGTCATCATTTTTAGTTATTTCCAATCTCATAGTATCATTTGTATTTATTTGAATTTGGGTTAAATCACTACCATAGTAAAGTCCATTGATGTATACATCAAAACTATCTATGTTGGTATTATCCCCCACGTTTAGATTAACGGTATAATTAAACAATTGAGTTTTAACGGTACTACCAACTTGGTAAATAAATTTAAGTTCGGTACTTGCCGGGTTATCATCATTTTTACGACGTTTCTTGGTAACATTTAATTCCGTTTCAACCACCTGTAAAACTCTATTGATTGCCGGAGAAACTTCAAACTCGTCCTCATCAATTAAAAAACCTAACATTGTGAAGTCATAATTCTGAATGTAGTATTTTCTCTTCTCAATTTCCATAACGGATTCATCTGAAATGTTATTCATTACAATCGGAATATAATGACCTTTAATATTTTGATATGCTTGACGAGAGGCAAACTTTTCAAGTACAATTTGATTGAACTTATTTAATTCTCTCATTCTATTACAAACAATCTTCACATTGTAAGTAATATCAACCGGAACAGGTTGAGGTATCTTATAGATATCCATACCCTGTCTTTGTCCATCCCAAGTTGGAACTTGAGCGTAGAAATACAATCTTCGGTCCGGAATGTTATACATCACAGCAGGATTGGTTCCAAATTTAACTTCAGGTTGTCTAACTGTGGTTATAAATGGGGGTTCAACATTTTTATCAACGTTTTGAAACTTCCAAGTTTCCATAAATTGAGACCAATTCTGAGTTGTAATAATAATATCAACCGTTGGAACAACTTTACCTTCAACCACGGTTTTAAGTGAATCTCTAACAAAATCCAACATACCTCTATCCAAATCATTGTGTAATAAAGATTTTGGAAGGTAAGTTCCATCTCTATTAATTTTTTCCAATAATTCTTCCCTTCTACCCATAAGAGTTTTGGGTTCCGTTAAAGGAATGAATTTTTTGATTTTTTTTGGTAACGGCATATTAGTTAATTATAAAAATTTTATTTCTTGAATTAATCATATCCACTTCATTTGCTCGGTAGATAGGTTCTTCAGTATCCTTCATAACATAAGAATTATATTTATAAGGATTATAGGTTACAATATTATTATTTGGTTCACTTGGTAAATCCTCACAAGGGAATTTACAATAATCTTCCAAAGTTCCAATAACAAATGAATGAACATTCTTTCTTTTATCTTTTAACACTTTTTCTCTTCCACCCTGTCTAACTCTGAATTCAACATCGGTTAATTTAACATAGTCGGCGTGAGCAATTACTCTACCGTTATGAGTTACGGAAAAGGTGTGTTTATGTAGGTTATAATAAACCATTACTCTATCACCTATATGATTTTTTTCTTCATCATTGGTAATTGCCACTTTGGTCGTTGGGCTTAAGCTACCCAGTTCGACTTCATCTTC